GAGAAGAGGAGATATTGGCCCTAACGGGAAGTGGACTCATATTGAGTAGCCAACCATAATAAAATAGAAATATGCCAAATTGGAAAAAGGTTATAGTCAGCGGATCTAACGCTGTACTTAACAATATAACATCATCAGGAAATATAAGTGCATCAGGTACTATAACAGCAAATGTTTTTATAGGAGATGGGTCTAATTTATCAGGAGTAACAACATTTAGTTCAGCAACTGTGTCTGGTTCATTTACATCTTTAAGTTCATCTATAGCTTCAGATGTAGCAACTAACACAGCAAAATTAACGGCTAATACTTCAAACGTAACTAGTGCGGGTGCATTGATGGATTCGGAAGTAACATCTTTAGCCCTAATTAAAGGATTAACGGCCGCAACTATTTCAGGTTCTATTTCTGCTACTTCAGTAGCGGCAGCAGGGGCTTTAATGGATTCAGAGGTAACATCTCTTGCTTTAATTAAAGGCCTAACAGCAGCAACTATATCTGGTTCGTCAACTTCTTTAAGCTCGTCAGTAGCTTCAGATGTAGCAACTAATACAGCTAAACTTACATCAAACACTTCTAATGTAACTTCAGCAGGCGCTTTAATGGATTCAGAGGTAACTTCCTTAGCATTGATAAAAGGACTGACTGCAGCAACTATATCTGGTTCATCAAATTCCTTAAGCTCGTCAGTAGCTTCAGATGTAGCAACTAACACAGCTAAACTTACAGCAAACACCTCAAACGTAACTAGTGCTGGTGCCTTGATGGATTCAGAGGTAACTTCCTTAGCATTGATAAAAGGATTAACTGCCACAACAATTTCAGGTTCATCAAATTCCTTAAGTTCGTCAATAGCTTCAGATGTAGCAACAAATACAGCTAAGGCAACAGCAAACACATCAAATGTAACTTCAGCAGGTGCATTGATGGATTCGGAAGTAACATCTTTAGCACTAATTAAGAGCCTAACAGCAGCAACAATTTCAGGTTCATTTACTTCTTTAAGCTCATCAGTAGCTTCAGATGTAGCAACTAACACAGCTAAGAAAACTGCAGATGCTACAAACGTAACTTCTGCGGGTGCATTGATGGATTCAGAGGTAACATCTCTTGCTTTAATTAAAAGCATAACAGCTGCAACCATATCTGGTTCGTCAAATTCTTTAAGTTCATCGGTCGCAAGTGATGTAGCAACTAACACAGCAAAATTAACGGCTAATACTTCAAACGTAACTAGTGCGGGTGCATTAATGGATTCAGAGCTTTCTGATTTAGCAGCAGTTAAAGCAATTAATCAAGGATTAACAACTACATCAAATGTAACTTTTGGAGGAATAACTGCTGCATCTTTAAATGTGACTCATCTTACATCATCTTTTATAACTTCTTCAACTATTCAAACTGAAGGCTCTAACCTCTTTGGTGATGCTATAAATGATACTCAATTTTTCAATGGTCATATAACAGCCTCGGGTAATATAAGTGCAAGTGGTAGAGTTTATGGTACACATTTTGGAACGGGTAATGCTAATAGAAATGCTATAGATTTTAGTACTAATAATACATTACAATTTAGATTAAATGATAGTAGTAGAATAACACATACTACTACTATATTTCGACCTACTACAGATGAAGCTGTTTCTTTAGGTAGAACAGCTAATAAATGGAAAGAATTAGTTGTTAAACATATAACAGCCTCAGGTAATATAAGTGCAAGTGGAAATTTATCTGTAAAAAATTTAGACAATGTAGATAGTATTAATGCTGGAACTTCTACATTAGGAAATTTAGATTTTACAACTCAAGGAACAGTAAATTTAAGAGCTTCTAATAGTACAACTCATGGTTTAAATTTATTTGGTGGAGTAAATGGTTCAGCTCCTCCTCATATTGGTACTATAACACATGAATTTTTAGAATTTAATGTTGGTAGTACTGATAATGTAATAATATTAGCGGGCGCAGCTGATCCAACTACTTCAGGAATGTTAGCAGGAGAAGCAAGATTTACTGGACATATTTCTGCAAGTTCTGTAAGTGCAAGTGGTGATGTTTATGGAAATAAATTTTATGGAGACGGATCAGGATTAACAGGAGTAACATCATTTAGTTCAGCAACTGTATCTGGTTCATTTACATCTTTAAGTTCATCAATTGCAAGTGATGTAGCAACTAATACTGCTAAAGCAACAGCAAATACTTCAAACGTAACTTCAGCTGGTGCTTTAATGGATTCGGAAGTAACATCTCTTGCTTTAATAAAAGGTTTAACAGCAGCTACGATTTCAGGTTCATCAAATTCTTTAAGTTCATCTATAGCTTCAGACGTTGCAACTAATACTGCTAAAGTAACAGCAAACACCTCAAATGTAACTTCAGCTGGTGCTTTAATGGATTCTGAAGTAACTTCTTTAGCACTAATTAAGAGCCTAACAGCAGCAACCATATCTGGTTCGTCAAATTCTTTAAGTTCTTCAATTGCAAGTGATGTAGCAACTAACACAGCTAAAGCAACAGCAAACACTTCCAATGTAACCTCAGCTGGTGCTCTAATGGATTCTGAAGTAACCTCTTTAGCTTTAATTAAAGGATTAACAGCAACAACTATATCTGGTTCATCAACCTCCCTAAGCTCATCTATAGCTTCAGACGTTGCAACTAATACAGCAAAATTAACGGCTAATACTTCAAACGTAACTTCAGCAGGTGCATTGATGGATTCAGAGGTAACTTCCTTAGCATTGATAAAAGGATTAACAGCAGCAACAATTTCAGGTTCTCTTTCAGCTACTTCAGTAGCAGCAGCAGGTGCTTTAATGGATTCAGAGATAGCATCTCTTGCTTTGATTAAAAGTATAACAGCAGCAACAATTTCAGGTTCTCTTTCTACAACTTCAGTAAGAGCCGCAGGTGCAATAATGGATGATGAAATAGCTGATCTAGGTCATTTAAAAGCTATTGATCAAGCAGTAGCAGCTGGTGATTCTCCTGAATTTATCACTGAAAATATGACTGATGGAACTAATAAACGTTTCATGACTGATACTCAAGAACAAAAATTAGATGCATTACTACTTGTTTCCGCTGCAACAATTTCAGGCTCATCAACTTCTTTAAGTTCATCTATAGCTTCAGATGTAGCAACTAACACTGCTAAATTAACTGCAAACACTTCTAATGTAACTTCAGCTGGTGCTTTAATGGATTCTGAAGTAACTTCTTTAGCGTTAATAAAAGGCTTAACAGCTACAACAATTTCAGGTTCTATTTCTGCAACATCAGTAGCGGCAGCAGGTGCGTTAATGGATTCAGAGATAAGTAGCTTATCATCAGTAAAAGCAATTGATCAGGATTTGGATACAAATGCTGATGTTGTTTTTGAAGGAATTAATTGTTCTGAAATTGTAAACTCTGGGGCAACTTCTTTAGGAAATACTAGCAATGATACAATTGTTATAGTAGGAAACATAACATCCTCAGGTAATATAAGTTCAAGTGGAACAGTTCAAGGATTAACAGGTTCATTTAGTGCTTTAGTAGGAGATACATCACAAGCAACAAGTTTAGAAGTAGATGGTCCTATAACTGCTTCAGGAGGAATTATATCAGACAATATAGAAACATTTTGGACTTCATTTAATTGTGATGGAGATGCAAGTTTTGCAAATAGTGCATATGGTCCAAACACACAAGGCATAAATTATTATTTATGGAATAGGAACTGGACATCAACAACATCAGATAGTGGTGATCCTACAGGCGATCATGTTCATAGAACAGAAATAAATACAGGTTGGTATGTGCCATATAAAATAAAAGTAGTAGGATTTTGTGGAGGACTTTCTGATGGTAGTGCTGCATCAACAACAACATGTACTATTAAATTATTTAATACAGTAGCATCACTAAAAGGTTCAGATTATGATAGCAATTCAGGAACAACAAAGGCATTAGTTGCTAGTTCAGGTAACGTGACATTGAATGGCAATAGATGGAAAAATTTCGATGTATCTGGTTTAAGTGTTACATTATCAGAAGGTCAATATGTACTTCCAAGAATTACAATGGGAGAAAATTTAACAAATTTAAGAGGACAATTTACAATAAAATTTAAAAGAGTAGTATAATGGCAATAAGAAAATCAGATGATTTAGCAAATGACTCGGATAGTAGATATAATAATTTACGAGATGCTAAAAAGAGATCAAAAATAACTGAAAGGTTTGATGATACAACACACAATGAACTTGCTGCGGATGAGGCTTTGCAGTTTTTAAACAAGAAGTTAGATGAGGTTATCGATTCAGTAAATACAAATATATCAAAAACAGGAATATCAACTTCTCAAGCAAGTGCAATAACAGCTAACACTGCTAAAGCAGGAATATCAACTTCTCAAGCAAGTGCAATAACAGCTAATACAGCAAAGACTGGTATAACATCAACACAAGCTAGTCAGATAACTTCTAACAATGCTAAAGTTAGTTATGATAAAAATTTATCCAACACTGATGATATAGATTTGAAAGCAACTGTTACAGAAAACAGAGGTTCATATACTTTAGTATTTACTATAACTGCTGGAAGAACAACAAAAACAGCTTCAATAAGCTTAGAATAATATGGCAACAACTATTATAAGACCAGATGCTGCATCATCTGATTCGGGGTTTGATCAAACTGGAGCTAACTTATTAAGTAGAATTAATGATAATGATACAAGTACATTTGTAGTTAATAATGTAACAACTGGTACATTTTCTGTCAGTTTTGATAATAATAGTGCTTATTCAGGAGCTACTATTAATAATGTAGTAGTATCTATAACTGGTAATACTATTAATTCAAAAGTGGCAGAAGCAACATTAGACCTTACATTAAGGGATAATTCAGGAGTTTTACAATCATTATCATTAAGCTTTACCCCTACTGAATCTACACAAAATGGATCAGCATATTCAACTAGTTTAACCCCTTCTGTAGTAGATGCACTTATATTAAATGGTACAGTTGAACAAGCTGGATATATTCTTAAAGAAATTTTTATTACAGTAGATTATACTGCTGCAGTTGTAACAACACCTTTTGTAGGAATGAAATCAGGAAAATATAAAATAGTAAGTGGTAAAATAAAAATATAGAAGTATGTCGGTTTCTATTTTTTACATATATGTATATCCGACTAATAAATAAAAATAAATTAATATTTAAGTTATGGCAGAAGCAATTAAATTTACAGAAGAAGAGTTACAATCACTCCAAAATTTACAATCAACCTATAATCAAATTACCCTAACAATGGGACAAATTTCTTTATCTAAAATTCAATTAGAAAACAGAGAACAATCTGTTTTAAACACTTTAGCTGAAGTTAGAGAACAAGAAAACACTTTAGCAAAAGAACTTACTGAAAAATATGGTAAAGGATCTTTGAATATCGAAACAGGCGAATTTACTCCAGTAGTTGAAGAAGCAGCAGAAGAAGCTTCGCAAGAGTAATTGTTTTAAGATATAGTTTATATTTATAGGTGACCCTAAAGAGGTCGCCTATACTAGTTTTGGTTTGCGAATCTCTTTTATATTTATATGGGAACACGTTATAGAAATTAACAAAAATAAAATAAAAATAAGATGGCAGAAACTATTATTTCACCAGGTGTATTTACGAGAGAAAATGATCAATCGTTCTTACCACAAGGAATCGGCGCTATTGGCGCAGCATTTATTGGACCTACAGTAAAAGGTCCAGCTTTTGTACCTACATTAATTAGAAATGGATTCAACGACTTTATTAGAAAATTTGGTGATCAACACCCAGACACATATGTACCTTTTGCAGTAAAAGAATATTTACGAAATGCAGGAGTAGTAACAGTAGTTAGAGTATTAGCTGGTGGTGGTTATCAATATGATAGTATGGATGCAGCTTACATTGTGAATGATACTACAAATGAAATTATATCTGTATTAGTTCCTTCAAAAGGATATATAGGTGAAAATGTAGCAATTACAACTAACTCAACTATGAAACTTGTTGATAGTTCAGATGGTGGTGCAGCTAAAATAGGTGATAGTAGTTTAGCATTTGTTATATCAGGATCAGGAGTAATGACTGAAACAATTGTTTCTACATCTTTTACCACAGATTCTAGTTTATATGTAACAAAAACAATAGGTACTAGTCCAAATAATAGTAAAACAGGAGCAGATACTTTTGGTGGAACTCCATTATTTGCTTATCTTAACTTTGAAACATACCAAGATAATTCTGGAGCAGGAACAGATGACTTATCATTAATAACAGGTTCAGCCGCTTCAGTGTTTACAAGTTCATTTGTTGAAGGATATGATCACGCAAAAACACCATTTATTACTTCACAGTTTTTAGATGATGTTAAAACAACACAAAACTTATTCCAATTCCACACATTAGCTGATGGAACAAGCACGAATACAGATTATAAAGTTTCTATAACAAACCATAAAAATATTCCTGATATTGATAATGTAGAACAATATAGTACATTTACAGTACAGGTTAGAAAATATTCGGATACAGATAGAACACCTTCTATCTTAGAAGAATTTACTAATGTAAATCTTGATCCTAATTCACCAAATTACATTGCAAGAAGAATTGGAGATAGATATCAAGAATATAGTAGTGATTTTGGAAAAGTTCTTACAAAAGGAGATTATCCTAACATTTCAGAATTTGTAAGAGTAGAAGTAGACAATTCTGTTGCAGAAGGAGCAACTTCTCCATCATTATTACCTAAAGGATTTAAAACAGTAGCTGATACCATAAGTAATGGTAATCAAGGTGGTCAAACATATCAATTAAAAGCATATGTTTCAGCTTCAAAACAATTAATAGGTGGAAATTACAATACAAAAGCTTATTTAGGTTGGGATTTCACACATAAAGATAATTCAAACTGGAATAAACCAGTACCTTTAACATCTGCAGGTGGTAGTTCAACTTCTAATAAAGGAAATGATTTTAATGTAGATAATGAATTTATGCATTCAAGCTCATCAGCAGCATTTAAAGGATCATTAAGTGCTTCAATTGACATAACAGGAGCAACAGGACCTAGAGCAGTAGATTTAAAATTCTCAGTACCTTTCCAAGGTGGTTTAGATGGAATTGATCCAGCTACAATAATTAAAACTGGAGAAAATTTATCAGCTACAAATGCATTTGGTTTTGATTTAAGTTCAACAAGTGCTACTGGATATAATGGGTATAAAAAAGCATTAGACATTTTATCTAATCAAGATGAATATGATATTAACATGTTAGTATTACCTGGTGTAATTAAAAACTTACACGCTTCAGTAACAGATGCAGCACAAAACATGGCTGAAGATAGAGGTGATACATTCTATGTAATGGATTTATCAAAAGAAACAGCAACTGTAAATCAAGCAGTTAATGATGCAAATGGATTAGATACTAATTACGCTGCTGCATATTATCCATGGGTAAAAGTGCTAGACACTTCGCGTAACAAACCGATCTTTGTTCCCCCATCAGTTATCGTGCCTGCCGCAATTGCTGCGTCAGATCGAATTGGAGCTGAATGGTTCGCACCAGCTGGTTTAAACAGAGGTGTATTAGGAACTGTATTAGAAGCTAAAAATAGATTAACACAAGCTGAAAGAGATAGCTTATATGAAGGAAGAGTAAATCCAATAGCAACATTCCCAGCAACAGGAGTTTGTATTTGGGGTCAGAAAACACTTCAAGTAAGACCAACAGCTCTAGACAGAATTAATGTTAGAAGATTGTTAATTACTCTTAAGAAATTCATTGGAAGTTCTTCTAAGTACTTAGTATTTGAACAAAACACAATCCAAACTAGAAATAGATTCTTAAATATTGTTAACCCATATTTAGAGTCAGTACAACAAAGACAAGGATTATACGCATTTAGAGTAGTAATGGACGAGTCAAATAATACACCATCAGAAATCGACAGAAATAGATTAGTAGGTGCTATTTATTTACAACCAACTAAAACAGCAGAATTTATAGTACTTGACTTTAACGTATTACCAACAGGAGCTACATTCCCTGCATAAAAAGTTAAAAAGTAATATATTTATAACGGAATAAAAAACAAAATAAAAAGATGGCAATATTAAACACAAACGACATGATGTATACAGCATTCGAGCCTAAGTTGCAAAACAGGTTTGTAATGTTTATCGATGGAATTCCAGCATTCCTAGTAAAAAAAGTAGGAAGACCAAACATCCAATTTGGAGAAGTAACTCTTGATCACATTAACGTGAAAAGAAAAATTAAAGGAAAAGCTGACTGGCAAAACATTACAGCTGAACTTTATGATCCAGTAACACCATCAGGTGCTCAAGCAGTAATGGAGTGGGTTCGTTTGTCACACGAGTCAGTTACAGGTAGAGATGGTTATTCTGATTTCTATAAAAAAGACATTAGATTTAACGCATTAGGTCCTGTAGGTGATGTAGTTGAAGAATGGATTTGTAAAGGTGCTTAT